AGAGGTGATTACAGTGCCTATCAAAACAACGAACGCGGAACGGCAGCAGGTTAAGCAGTTATGGATTAGCGGTGAGCACAACGTAAGCGCAATTGGCCGCATGATGGGTCACTCACACGGTTGGGTGACTAATCGGCTGGCAGAGTTGGGTATCGCCGGATTTAAGAGGAGGAAGCAGCATCATGATCGACATGAAGTATAAGCAATACCACATCACGGAAGAGATAATTCATTATCCAGATTATTTTATTCAGAGGCTGGAGGGCATGCGATGAAATTTAAGATTGACGGATTGGTCAAAGTGAAACTGGTCAACGGTCAGGTTATCCATTACATCAAATAGTTAGGTGGTTCAATAGTTCAAAAAGTGGTGTTCAACCGAGTTCAGGTTGAAGCCGTTAAGTTGATTGTCAGAAAGGTGCTGAAAGATGAGAAGTGAAAGGAACCAAGCAATTCGACGCCTAGTTCACGCTCGAAAACACGATGACGTACTATTGTTTGAATATGAAAAAAATCGGATTCATTGGATTTTATTTAGAGATGATCGAATTAAACGCAAAGGTCGGGTGGATCGTTCTCGTCCTATTCATGGCGGACACGTAGGAGAACCCAAAACGTATGGAGAAGGCGGTATTCCCAAACTAGCAGAACCAGTCAGAGATAATGGGAGGCTTGAAGCGTTTAGGGACGACCGACTGCTCAATCTCACATCAACTCACAGTAACCCGCCACATTCACTGATCAAGCGGGCATGGGAGCGAGTGAAGGGGGTGTTACATCGTGGGCATTAGTCCAACGGCACTCAATAAGCGTGGCAATAAAGTCCATCTGGACGGCTACACGTTCGACAGCCAGAAAGAGTGTGACTTCTACACCCGGTTCATTCGGGACAGCGGCGCACGATACGAGATTCACCCGCACTACTTGCTAGAAGATCGGCACGAGTTGACTGGATTTAACACCCGCAAGGTGATCTACACGCCGGACGTGGTCATCTATGATGATTCTGGTCATATTCTGCACGTTTACGACGTTAAAAATGGATTTACGGCTTACGCCATAGATACGAGCGTCAAGCTCAGATTCACGCTGTTTGCGGCTAAATATGGGATTCCCGTTGAGGCGGTGGTAATCCGCAAGCATGATTTCAAGGTCATCGCCATGGGAATCACGAAGCAACGGTCTGCCAAAGAGCCACTGATTTGCAGGGATGTATTTTACGACTGGCGTGCGGCAATGAAACTGTAGGAGGTTGTAAATTGTTGGCAAGTTGACAGGAAAGGATCAAACAAATGGATAAACAGGTTGCAGAGTTAATCAAAACGCTGAACGGTGGGCTACAACACTTACCGGATTTGGCAAAAGAAATGATACACCAGTATGTTATTGGTCATGCTTTTCTAGGAATTGTTTTTTTTAGTGATGGCAATTGCGTTGCTTGCAGGTTATTTCCATGCACTAAAAACGAGCAAAGATTGGCAGAAAGATTCATTTGGTGATGTATCTGAAGCAATGTTTGTATTTCCGGCTATTGCCGGTCTGTTAACGATGCTTGGCATCGCTAATATATATCGCGCATGCACACCGATTTGGTCGATTATTCAATCATTGACGTAACAAAAAAAGCCACCCCTAGTAGGCTGGCTCAAATACACAATTAGTCCGACAACTAATTGTACCATACGAAGCTAAATTCAAGGGGTGGACAAAGTGGAGTTAGATGATTATAAAGTAGACAGCCTGTTTCCAACGATTGATCGGAGTAAGACGATTGCCCACTGCAAGCACTTTTTAGCCGTGACGTTTCCAGCGATGATCAGACGCAGCGGAATGAACGAACCCAGTCAAACCGAGTACGAAGAAATGATCAGCGGTCTGAAATCGCCATCAATGGACGGCATGCCAAAGGCTGCTAGTGCAGAGAACCATCAGGATGTGACCATCATTCGCCGTCTGTACGCCCAACAGGTAGTTAAGCGGACGGTAGAGGCAATCAGTCATTGTGATCAGAAATCTAAAGAGGTGCTAAGTCAGTTGTACTTGGACCACTTCACCGACACAATGTGCTGGATGAACATTGGCTACAGCAAATCACAGTACTTTGATCAGATTAAACCGGAAGCGTTATTACAGTTTGCTGATGCATACTTACTAGATGATTTGCATATTTACGAAGATGACTAATAAACAACAAAACGTTATAAATCGGACTACGGCAAGACTTTTACCGGACAACAACCGGTCTCATAACACGAATTTAGGATGTATATTGTTATTGTCGATAATTAAGAAAAGGGCAATTCAGCAAGTCCCATTTTCTTAATTCGGCAACAGGGCACAGTGGGTTCGACTCCCACTTTAGCTCTTAGCCAGTTGTAGTGAACTGGTTTCCTCCATCATAAAAGTACGGTCGCTTAGGTGGCCGTTATAGTGTGGGAGCGCGGTCGCTCACTAGACCTTTCACCTAGATGCCGGTTCGATTCCGGCCCACACCATAATAGGTGGCTTGCGCATGTCGATGAGCATGTAGGTGACAAGCTAAAAGTGGTTCACCATAACGAGCAAACGCTCAGCTAGGGTGCTCTAGAAAGCGGGGGACTGGAAACCTCACCCCGCATCATCAATGACCGGTGTTGGGACGCTGACTTCGGTCTAAAATCTCACTGGTGCAATGGCAGCATGGCGGTCTCCAAAACCGTTGATCGTGGTTCGAATCCACGGTGAGGTGTAGAATACCTGCGAAGTTCTGGGCTAAAGTCCCTAGGTTACGATGAAAGCACCGGTGCACCGAGGTCAGCAAGGGTATTCGAATGGTGGTTAGCGTAGGGACGCCGACCCTAACTGCAAGTGTGTCCGTGAGCGTTGGAACTCATGGGTGATGGTTGGTTCAACTTAGTCGATGCACCGAAGCGTAGGCTATTTTTGACCGAGCGGGGTTCAAATCCCCGTCACTTCTTTGGCGCACACAAAAAAATCTAAAATCGAAAGAAGGAACGTCCTCCACGTTTTGTTGTTTCGATTAGTGCGCCGTTATTGGTGTGGTAGCCCAGTTGGTAGAGCATTAAATGTCGTTGGTTCGATTCCAACCCGCACCATTGCCCGTTTACAATCACGGAGGTGATCGCTCCTCTCAGGGCGGGCAAAATTAGTTTTCATTACCTGGTTGGTCCAGTCAGCCAATCACACTTTCTATTGCCTCACCGGAAACGGTGGGGTATTTTTAATGCAGAAAGGGTGATTTATCATGACTGATAAACCAAAAATTCCGGGGATGTTAAGTTCTGCTCAAATGCAGAGGGCAATGGAAATTGCTCGTAAGAAAACGCCCCAAATGCCAACTTACAGTGAAGCAATGGGTGATGCATGGAAGGAAACCAACGATTCTCTTAACAAAATGGCAGAAAGGCGGGAAAAAATGGACAGTACACAGTTACGCCAAACTGAGTTGCTGGAACAAATCGCGGTAAATACGGCATCGTTACAGGATATTGCCACTACGCTTCACGAATCTAACATGAAGCAAGATGAAATTGTTGAATTGATGGGCGATATTTTTGCGATTGCTAGTGCAAAAGACAAAGCCGCTGCCGAGAACATGTACCAACGCGCAATTGGCAAAATTAGCGGCATAGGTGAACAAGTTGGTAACATTGCCAATTTAGTAACACTGGCAACGTCCGTTTATAACGCAATTGGACCGTTGATTCATTAATAATTGCAATACGCAAGTCGGCTTAGTCAGCCGGCTTTTTTAGTACATAAATTTAGGAGGCACCGGAATGAACGACAAAGATTATTTTGATTTAATGCAGCGGGCACAACGGTGCCGGAAGTTGCTTAATGGAATGACGATCAACAGTAATCGCCCACACCGTAAGATTCACGTCGATATGGCTTATTGCTATCAAACGGTAAAAGAGTACGTCAAAGCGTTTAACACCCGCCACACACCCAAAATCACGGTTGAGGGCTACTTGGAGGCCGACACATGAGTCGAATAATCAATTCCCCCGATTATGGGGCAGTGTCACCCATCGAACTCAAAGTGTTTCGGGACTTGGATAAGCTACTGAAAAAACAGGAACACAAAAAGAAAAAAGGAAAGAGGAAAAATAATGGGAAACGATGAATTTATTGAAAAATGCCAAAAGTTAATTCTGGATTATATCAAAAATGGTCTGGATAAAAGTGGCGCGCCGGTTAAAGCACGTCTACCTTACGTGGTTTGGAGTGTCAAAGTGTTGCAAAACAACAAGGCGCTGTTAAGCACCGATTTACCCGATGGGATGTACTACGAAATCACCTACGATGGAACCCGTAATAAGTTCTACTTTGACGCCTACAAGAAGTGGGAAAATATCGAGTACGACGGTGATCACGCTGAAGGATTATGGGACAAGGGGATTGCTAATGCTGATTAACTTAAATTTAGATGTGCAAAGTCATGATTTTGATAGTGACCTTGATAAAGCATGTTCGGCTCTACAACCTATCAAAATTGGTGCACACAGTTATTTCATCACGCAAAATGTTGCCTACTACGATGCTCCGAATAAGCATTCGTTAAAGTTAGTGCAGGAACCGGTAGACGGCTGTCCAAGTGAAACGGATTTAGAACGTGCTCAGGCTGATACAGAAAAATCAATTCGGCGGCTACATCAGGCTAGAATCGAAAACTATAAGTCACAGGACAAAAAGAGTGCTCTATTTAATATCTTTGATGAGCCATGGTTCGAACGACAAGCGATGAACTTAGGTGCTGGTTACCCGGCTAGTGCAGTGGCTGATGCGCTTGAAAAGGCCGCTGAGTTTGTGCGTAACCAAGCTGTGACATGGGAGGATAAGAAATAATGAATTTTGGACAAGCATTAGAAACCATTAAGCAGGGCGGCAAAGTTGCCCGCAAAGGTTGGAACGGTAAGGGGATTTACTTAGGCCTACATCAAGTCGAAACAGCAGTAGATGCACGGGGTGTAAAGATGCCTACTGTCCCGATTGGCGAAATGACCCACGACTACATCTACATTGATACTACAGGGCTACAAACGGATAACCCTGATGCACCTAAGGACCGGGTGCCGTGGTTAGCTAGCCAAACCGATATGCTGGCCGATGACTGGTACGGAATTGGTGAAGGAATTCAGAAGTCCCCAAACAAAGGGACTCTAGGCGTGTATGGTGCAACCTTAAAGCACACCCACATTAAGCCTCGCAAAGACACATTGACGATTAACGTCAATGTGAACGGATTAGATAGATTAAAACCAGTTAGTGAAGTAGTTGATGAAGCAATCCGGAAGGCCTACGACAGAGCGTATAAGGAACTAAAAGCTGATTTAGAAAGTGGTGAAGATGATGAATATTAAAAAGAAGCTAACCGACACCTTAATGACCCAGCTTGCTATGCTTGACCCTAAGATTGACGAACAAGTGCTTAAAACGGCGACTTACGTTGAACAAAGTCAACGGGAATGGGCACAATTCGTCACACAAAAAAAGGCGGCCTCCAGATGTGGATGACCGTCGCAAGTGATTAAACCTTCTGTTTAGTTGATTGTTCAGCAATGGCGTTGGTCAACGTCTCGGAGAAGTTGATTTTCATCTTACGGCCGAGTTTATCAGCCCAGTTAGGGATGGTTAAAGTCTTCTTGATTGGCTTGCTGGCGTCTAGGTAGTTAGTGAGGTCAACGGTGACCATTGAGACAAATGATTTTTTCGGGTCGTAGTTTAGCTCGAAGTCAGCATCATCCTTGAATGGGTTATTACCAGCTAAGGTTAGATCGTTGATGAATGACGCTGCTGGTAAGTCGGTACCGCTCTCTAGGGAGTCTGACACCGTAATACCAAGCCAGTCAGCAGCCATAGCCATAGCGTCGGTAATATCATCGCCTTGTGTGGCCGAGTTTTTAAAGTCTGGGAAATGAACGAAGTATTTAACGTTCTCGCTTGGATCATAGTAGAAAATTGCAGGATAAGTAACTAACATGCTAGCACTCCTTTCGATACAAGAAGAAAGCCGACTATAATAGCCCAGCTTCCTTTTTGATACCACGTTCGGTGTATTTGTTTAGTTCACCGTGTGGAACGGTTATCGGCCGCTCACCGGGCTTTTGCATTTTAATGTGCGAACCCTTACCACCGTCTGATTTTACCCAACCGTTGGACGTGAGTAGCTTAACCATTTGTTTTTGTGTCATAGGCATTGAACGTTGTACCTCCTGACAAGAACTATTGTAACACGTGTAGCACGTATAGACAACGAATAACTCTGATTGTGAGGTGTGGTGATATGTAATGAATGACTGGGAAAAAGCCGAGCAAGATTATTTAGCCGGTATGAAGTATAAGGACATTGCGGAAAAGTACAATGTATCAATTAACACGGTTAAATCTTGGAAGGTACGATACAAGTGGACTAGGAATAAGGGTGCACCCAAAACCACAAAAAGTGTGCAAAAAGGTGTGCACACAAAAACGAAAAAGTATGCACACAAAAATGAACCCGATTCTGATGAATTAACGCCACAACAGGAATTGTTTGCTCAATTAGTTGGCGGGAAGCAAATACCATTGTATCGGGCTTACTTAACTGCATATTCACAGAGGAAGCCATCATTAGCTACGGCTATGTCGGAAGGTTCAAGGCTAGCAGGAAGTTCTAAAATAAAAGAACGTATTTCCAAGATTTCCCAAGATTCGGCCAGTCATCATGACTTATCGCTGGACAATGTAGTTAACGATTATGTCTTCCTGCGTGATGAATCCAAGGCAAGCATAGTCGCTGATGGAATTCATAAGGCTAACACTGATGCATTCACTAAATCGCTCGACAGCTTGGCTCGGTTGCTTAAGCTGGATCCGATTATTGCCGAAGAGTATCGCAATAAGAAAGCTGATGCCGACGTTAACGAGTTCGATGCTAAACAACAGCTTCATCCAGAGGACATTGATAACGGTGCTGGCGATAGCTACATTAATGCTATTGATCAAGGTATTCATCAGATATTTAAGAAAGAGGACGGTGACAGTGAATGAGGGTACCGCAATTTGAATTCACACCGTTCTCACTCAAACAGCTTCAGGTCTCGGCTTGGTGGACTGATAAATCACCTTACAAGGATTATGAAACCATCATTTGTGATGGCTCTGTTCGTGCTGGCAAAACACTCATTATGTCAACCAGCTTCATTGAGTGGTCCATGACTAACTTCGCTGATGAACAGTTTGGCATTGCAGGTAAAACTATCGGTTCGTTGCGTCGTAACGTGTTAACCCCACTTAAACGGATTTTAAAAGGACGTGGCGGTTACCGGATTAAAGATAAGCGTGCTGATAACTTGCTAGAAATCACCCGTGGAAACGTTACTAACCACTACTACGTTTTTGGTGGTAAAGACGAGGGGTCACAAGACCTGGTTCAAGGTTTAACGGCAGCGGGCTTTTTCTTTGATGAAGTTGCCTTAATGCCACAGTCGTTTGTCAATCAGGCAACGGCTCGTGTTTCTAAGGATGGTGGCAAGTACTGGTTCAACTGTAACCCTGATGGTCCGTATCACTGGTTCAAATTAGAGTGGTTAGACCAGCCGAAGAAGCATAAAGTGTTGCACATTCATTTCACGATGAATGACAATCCATCGTTATCAGATGAAGTCAAAGACCGCTACAACCGTATGTATACTGGTGTGTTCTACCAGCGTTACATTCTCGGCTTGTGGGTGCTTGCTGAAGGTGTCGTGTATGACAACTTCAATGCAGAGCAAATGGTGGTTGACCCGCCTGATCCAAGCCGCATAACTAAATACGTCGTATCGTCTGACTACGGTGCGCTTAACCCTACGGTATTTCTGCTGTGGGGGTTTTATGATGGCGTTTGGTACTGCCTTAAAGAATACTACTTTGACGGCCGGAACAATCCCGGTCATCGTCAAAAGAGTGATGATCAGTACGCTAACGACTTAGGCACGTTTCTCGGTCCCATTAGTGCGCCAATCATCCTAGATCCATCGGCAAAGCACTTCGCTATTAAATTGGAACAACGTGGCTACGAGGTGATACCCGCTGATAACGACGTATTAGATGGCATACGGCTCACGCAGTCGTGCATGAGCAACGGACTGATTAAGTTCACACCAGGGCTATCATCGGTCTTTAAAGAGCTATCCAGTTACATTTGGGATAGCAAAACCGGTCAAAAGGGTGAAGATAAAGTGGTCAAGGAACATGACCACGCGATGGACGCAATGCGGTACTTCTGTATGGGAGTGCTTGCACCTAATCAAAATGAAGAAGGCATTCAAGTATTTGATCACTATTAGGAGGTGAAACTCAATTGGATATTTTTAGGCCAAAGAATACGCAGGACTTTATCATCAGTGGGATGCCACTTGATGAACATGACGTTTCGAACAATGGAGATACTTCATTAGGCGAGAACATTACGTTAACGGATGATGACGTTTTCCTGTATCGTTCGGGAGCAAACTTGCTTGATAATCTGGAAGATGTACGGTCAATCGTGAGTTATCACGAGAACTACATCGCTAAAAAGTACAAAATGAAGCGAGACTATTATAAAGGCCGACATCACGCAATCATTCAGCGGCTGCCTAAGCCACATAACAAGCCTGATTATCGATTGCTGATTAACCTTCCTAAGAAGTTAGTATCGACGTTTAACGGGTACTTTAGTGGTGATCCTGTAAGCATCAAATATCATTCAGATAGTGATGCTGGCAACGATAAGATGAACGATGAGATTCAGAGCTGGTTAAACGATAACGATTATGGGGACACGTTTAGCGAATGGGCTAAGCAGGCCGACATCTATGGTCGTTCTTACCTGTATGTTTATCAAATTGACGGTGACCTACGCATTGCTGTTTGTTCGCCTCGTGACACGATCATGATTTATGACGACAGCATTCAACACCGACCAGTAGCAGCTATTCGGTATTCTACTAATTCTAATAAGCAATACGATACGTTGATTACCCCTAAAGCCGATTATCTGATTAGCAACGATAATGCGAATTCTGAAATGAAAGTGACCAACGTTGATCCAAATAACCCTGATAACGTTGTGAAGGAAGATATTCATGATTTTGAGTCGTTACCAGTCATTGAATTGGCCGAAGACGATGAGCGTATCGGTATCTTTGATGACGTTATCAGTTTGATTGATGCAGTTGATTTAATTCAATCTGCAAAGGTAAACGATGTTAGTTCATTTGCTGATCAGTATTTGGTCGTTAAAGGACAGAAGTTAACCGAGGAGCAAGTTACCAATATCCAAGATAAGCGGTTCATCAACCTTTATCGGGAAAACCAAACGAGCTTTAATAACACTGATAGCAACATGCTTGACCCCGATGCGTTCTTCTTAACTCCTGATCCCAGCGACGAAACGCAAGAGAATGCATTAAATCGATTGATCGATATGGTGTATCAGGTTTCTCAAGTTGTTAACCTAAATGATTCTAACTTTGGTGTGTCGGCACAGTCAATTAGTGGTGTGGCCTTGCTTCAACGTTATCAGCCAATGCAGGCCAAAGCACGAACCAAGGCCAAGAAGATGGATAAGGGCTTGCGTCAACTGTTCTCAATTATGTTTGCTTACAAGAACCTATCAGGAAACGTGAGTGACCTAACGTTTGACCACAAGCAAAGCATTCCACATAACGTGTCAGAAGAAGCTGACATTGTGGGCAAGCTTAACGGTCAAGTGAGTGACCCAACTAAGCTGAGTTACTTATCAGGCATTGATGATCCCGACAAGGAAATTGAGCGGTTGCATGAGCAACAGAAACAGGACCAGCAAGCGACGGCCAACATCGTTAAAAACTATCTATCTGACCAAAAGAAGGGCGGTGTGGTAGATGACGATAACGGTAAAGCAACAGCAGGCACGGATGCAGCAACTAATCAACCTGGACGATCAAACGGACAAGCAGATTGATGCTTACTATGATGAGTGCTTAGCCTACATTCGAGACCACTTACTACAGTTTTACCAGCAGTACGCGGATGAGAACGGCCTATCGATTTCACAGGCACGGGCCCGTATTTCGAAATGGGATTTGAACCAGTGGAAACAAGCAATCAACGAAGTCGATATGTCTGGCTGGCCGAAGGCGGCTACTGACCGCGTGAAAATGTACGGAGCCACCGCAGGTATCGACAAAGCTCACGTTATGCTGGCAATCATTGGACTGGCTCTATTGCGGATGACGGTCAAACAACGACAAGCTATCCAGCAACGTTCAGTTAAAGATGCTCGAGACGAAGCTAAACGGATGAAAGTAGCCTATAAATTAACGCCTAAGCAGTCGAAGAAGGTAACGAGTATAATTACTCAGCCTGAAACCGTTAAGCAGTGGAGCGCACGTTTATGGACCGATCATGACATGATGGCTAACGACGTTGAGAACTTGGTTAACCAATATCTACGTCACGGAGCTACGCTGAACGATTTACAAGACGGTTTGAAGAAGCATGTCAACAAGGAGCAATTCAAACCCAACCAGTCAATAGCTGATTGCATTGCGCAAGCTCAGTACAACACTCAGCGGTTAGTTCGAACTGAGTCAGCTCGATTAGTGGACCAAGTAACCATGACCACGTTGCGAATGAAAGGTGTTAAATGGATTCAATGGGTCACTGAGCCGGGTGCGTGTTCGAAATGCATGGGTATCGCCGATAGCGGACCTTACGCTATTGATGATTGCCCTAGTATTCCTGATGACAGCCATCCTAATTGCCGATGTTCAAAGGTAAGCATAGTCAGAAAGAACCAATAAGCATTCAGTACTCCACTGTGAGTGCTTTTTTTATGCCCTTTTCCATGTGTTGCTGGCAATAAAGAACAACCTGAGTAAGCCTCCCACGGCTTTAAATGCGCGAAAGGAGCTTGAACATGAAAGATAATGATACTTTGCTGATGCCGATGAAATTACAGTATTTTGCTGATCCAAGGGATGACCCAGAGCCAGATGATCCAGAACCGGATGATTCACAAGCTGAAACTCACGAAGATGACCCAGAGCCAGACGATACGGCCACCACAGAAACCGATGATAAGAACGCCAAAATCATTGAGAAACTGCAAGGCCGAATCGGCAAGGAACAAGG